AGAGTTTGGTATATATATAACCAATTCTAATGGAAGAAAAGTTCCTGTAAAGTCTATAGCCGAGCAGCATATCAGAGAAGACCTAGGATTTATTCCTACTCTTCAAGATTGGTATAAGCATATAAGGCCACAGCCTTGGATGGCAAGTACCAAAAAGAATACCTTAACAAAGATGAATTTGATGTAATCATGTCAGTCACGGAATCACTAGATGAAAAATGCTAGGATTCTAAGAGAACCAAATTGATGGCACTGTAGAGATTGTTTACAACGTACAGTTGCATTGATTGCATCATTAATTTTAATGTAGTCTGGGGAGCCCCTGGTATACCGTATGTCCGTTTAACTAGCGGGGCACGGACACCAGACTACAAAATCAAATGAGAGAACTGGCGTCCGAGGGGTAAGTAACTTGAGACTGAATTCTAAAGCTTTGAAGCGTTCATAAGCATAAACTGCCCCGAGCGGTTCTCTCATTAAACTTAGAAAGGAGTAATATGGGTTATACTCATTACTGGAGAAAGATAGAAGAGTTGGATCAAGATAAATGGAATGACTTTACAAAAGATGTAAAGTCCTTACTTAAAGATTCAACTACAATTCAACTTGAAGACGATGTACCAAAACCACCTAAAATAACGAAGGATTATATAAGATTCAATGGTAAAGGTGAGAAAGGTCATGAAACCTTCATATTCGATAGAAAACAGGCTACGCATAGCTGGACTAAAGTAGAAGATGTAAATGGAATGTATTTCAATTTCTGTAAAACAGCATATAAGCCATACGATCTATATGTTGTTGCTGTATTAGTATTAGCCTCACTTCATTTTGGTGACGATATATCGTTATCAAGTGATGGGAGTAAACATGATTTACAAACAGGACACGATTTAGCATATGGAATTTACAATGAATGACGTAAATCACCATAGATTAAAAGGTAAGATTGAAATGGATGAAGACTGGAGAGAAGGTATGAATGCTTTCAGGAAATGGTGCACCGATGAAATAGATAGATTAAACCTTGAAATCAAAAAGATCAAAGAAGGAAAATTGGGGGACTAGGTTCTCCCTTTTTTATATGGTATTTACTGTAAAAATATACTATATTAGACACTGGCAATTAGAGAAAAAAGGAGTAATAAGTGACAGAAAACACAAAAACAGAACAACCAGAAAGCACTCCCAAATCAGCAAATGTAGAAAGCAGTTTCCTAAATGGACTAATAAATCAATCAGGTAAAATTGATAAATTAGCAGCTGCTTTAGCAAAAGCTCAATCGGGAATGGAAGGTGCTCAATCAAAAAGTAGTAATCCATTCTTTAAGTCAAGTTATGCAGACTTACATACAGTAATGGAATCATCCTTACCTCATCTTAACAAAAATGGACTATCAATAGTTCAAGGTAATCGTTATGGTGCTGATAATGGATTTTATGTAACAACAACATTGTTGCATGAATCTGGTCAATGGATGAGATCAGAAATAAGAATGCCTATTGGAGGTAAGAAAGATGCACATGCTGTTGGTTCAGCTATGACTTATGGTAGAAGATATGGATTATCAGCTATGGTAGGTATAGCTCAATTTGACGATGATGGTAACCATGGAGTAAAAGATCCGAGAAAGACACTTCAAGGAATACCTAAAAAGGTACCAAAAGCTCAAAAATCACCTTTAGTTACAGACATGAAGGCAACTAATCAAATAATAGAAAACATAGATGGAGGAACAGTATAATGTTAGAGTTTGGAGCATCCACAGGAGGTGGAAATTCATCAAACATATTAACCCAAACGGTTAAGATAGCAGCAATAAATGTAACCTATGGAGAGAAAAGAGATTGGCAGAAATATTCTGACGATATTGGTATAGATTTGACTCTTGATATAGGTAAAGAGTTTCAACCAACAATGTATATAGGTGGATCATTTAAAGTAGATGACTTAAATGGTACAATTATAGGTTGGGGTAGAGCTTATAAAGTAAAAATGTTCTTTGATGCGATAGGACTACCTATCAAACTAGCTACAGGATCAGCTGTTGTAGAAAATAGATTACCTGAAGGAGCAGAGACACATATAGTAGGTAAAGAGTTCGAAAGATTATCTTACCTAAGCACAAAGATGAAACAAGACGGTACTAATCGTTGGAGAGACTGGCAAGATGTAGCTAAGCCTGGACAAGGAGATTATTTAAAGGAACAATTTAACAAATCTGTTACTGATGGATATGTTAAAGACTTTAATGCTCCTGGATCCGATAACGATGTAATCGAAGTTGATAGCTTTGATGCGATAAAGGATGTGCCTTTATAATGAAACCTACTACTAACAAAATCATAAGAGACTGGCTATTATATAGACTACAGATGAATAATGATGTAGTTTATAGTCATGATTTCGAAACTGATTTAGTAAAGTATGGAGAAATGTTCTGGGGAGTTAAGAAGCTTCCCAGTGCATATTCCAGGGAATGGCGAAAAATAAGAGCTTCGCAAAGTTATAAAGATATTGGCATATCTAACATAGAGTCAGTTAAAACTAAAGGCAACGAAGGTAAATGGAAATTAATAACAAATATATAGAAGTTGCAGCAGGTGGAGTCTCTAGTAGAGGAGCCATCTGTAAAGCTGATGAATTAGCTAAATACCTAAAGCCAAATATGGAACTTTATAGAAGTATGTATAGATTGGATGATTCAGCAATAGATCATTTTCAATGCAATAGAACTATACGCTCTTATAGTGGTACATTTCAGCTTGATAGACTTACCTTTGATATAGATAAGGGTAAAAATAGTAAAGATAAGCTGATGAATGATATCCGATATTTCTTGCATCTACTAGAAGATAAAGGAGTAGATTCAAGTATTATAAGAGTATGGTTTAGTGGAAGAGGATTTCATATAGAAATTCCAGATCTATACGGATTCGAAGTAAGTAAAAGGACTCCTGAGATAGTTAAAAGAACTATTAATAAAGAGTTTGGTAAATTAGCAGATAATATATATGATTACGCTAGATTGATTAGAGTGGGTTATTCTTACAATATGAAATCTAAATTATACAAAACTCCAATAAAGATATGGGAAGTCCATAATCTAAATTATGATGAAATTATGGCTCTATCTGGAGAATTTGTAAGACAAGACTTCAAGCATGATTATATGTATGAAATAGAACCAATATGGAACGACAATATTGTAACACTTGACACAAAAGTAGTAATGGAAAAAGTTCCAAAAACTACAAATAGTAGCTATAATGGTCATGTAACTTGTGTCCAAAAGATGTCAGACAATGTTGTTGAAGGAAGAAGACATAACTTATTACTCAGAATGGTAAGTGCATGGTATAGAAAAGGTATAAACAGAGATGGATGTTATGCTTTGGCTAAAACTTATATACCTACACTTGAATACCATGAGTTAGTTAGGTCAGTAGATTATGTAATTGATAAACAGTATAGATATGGATGCAACGATCCTATAATGGCAGAGTTCTGTGATCAAAAGTGTATGTTCTATAAAAGAAAGGACTATACTCTTGATGTCATATCTCCAGATGATATGAGTACAAGATTTGCACAATTTGTCAATACTGACTTTACGAAAACATCATTTAATCTAAAAGATATTTATGATATATCGTACAATTACACTTTCTATCCTGGAGAGTTAGCAATATTAATAGGTGATACAGGTTTAGGTAAAACCGCTTGGTTGCAAAATCTAGTAGTTGCTACACCTAATCTTAAATGTTTATATTTATCACTAGAAGTTCACGATCATTTGATATATAGAAGATTTATGCAAATAGCAAATGGTATAACGAAAGATGAAGTAGTTGAACTTCATTCAGTTGATAAAAATGAAGATTTAAAGAGAGCTATATTGCCAATAGAACATATTAATATTATGACAGCAGCTCCTGAGATAGGTTCAATGAAACAAATGATAATTGATTTACAGCCTAAAGTAGTCGTTATTGATACAATTGATGTTATCAAGTCAGACTATGTTAATGATCCATTTAATAAGATGGAGAAGATTGTAAATGAGCTTAAACAATTAGCAGTTCAAGAAAGTATCATAATAATAGGCGTAAGTCATATTAGTAAAGGTGCATCATTTGAGCAAGGCTTAACAGTTCATAGTGCAAAAGGTAATTCAGTTATAGAACAAAAAGCCGATAAGGTCATAGGTATAATGGGAGATAGAGATTCTACCAGAAGAATTGTAAAAGCTTTAAAATCTAGAGATGAATCAAGATTTCAGATGGCATTTACATTCGACTATGACAGCTTCAGATTCAAGGAGACTAATCATGCTGACAGTTAAAAATGTAAGCAATAGCAATAAGAACTGCCAAGGCATTAGCCTTGTAATATTATGGATATTGGGAATATCATTCTTGTATACAATAGAGAAAGGAGATCACCTACATATAGGTCTCTCCCTAGGTCCTCTAGAATGTACTTTGGGATTCTCAATATGGAGGAAACTACTTCCATGATAAAAGCTGGAAGATCATCAAAAGCCAAAGGTAGAAGGTTGCAGAACCTTGTGCGAGATAAACTTAGGGAAAAGTTTACCAGCTTAGAAGAAGATGATATCAAGTCAGCGATAATGGGTACAGTGGGAGAGGACATAGTCCTTTCCCCTGCAGCCAGAAAAGTAATTCCATTTTCTTTTGAGTGCAAAAATGTAGAGAGACTACAGTTCTGGAAAACAGTGGAACAAGCAGAGGGCAATAGCAATGGTAGAATACCTGTTATTGTCGTCAAAAAGAACGGTAAGAAACCTTACATAGCATTACCATTAGATGATTGGATAGAGTTAATTTCGTAAGAGAGTATAAGTATATCAGTACTATGTTTGACCACGTAGGAATAAAAATCTTATGCTAACGAATAAAGGAGCTATGGTAACTTGTGATGTGAGTCAAACCACATTTGTTTGACCTTATCATAGCTCCTAAGAATTAAGGGACAGTTCGGACATTGTATCATTAATCTTAACAAAGGAGAAAAAATGATATCTAGTCCTACACCTAGCACTTTAGAAGAATTAAAAATAGTGTTAGATAAATTAATGGCTGAAGGAGATACTAAAGATAAGTATATCAATGCATTAGATGATGCTATTGATGAGCTTATAAATGATCAAATCAGCCTCATAACAGGTATCTTCGCTGTTAATGTAACCTCTAATGAAAAAGGTGGCATCATAATAGATGTATTTAGTAAAGATGGACCTTTGATAGATTCAATAGAATATGATAGTGGGGATATATTAACTAGCGATGACTATCTAGGAGAAGCTTAATGAGAAATATTATTGATTCAGAGCTAAAGATTATTTATATTTACAGAGGTGTAAAATTCTTTACCAGACAGGAAGCTATTGAATTTCAGAAATTGGATGAAACTATAAAACAAAATGAGGAACAGGAAGAGGAAATGCTAAGGGCATGGAAACAACAACAGAAAGAGAAGAACTTATTATTGATGAAAGAAGCATTAGAGAAGAGCTAGCAATATTAGATGCATCAGACAATGGTAGATGCTGGTGGATCTACGACTATCTAATTGCACTTTTAAAGAAAGAGAAAATTACGTAGCATTAAAAAATTTACGCATTACAAAAAATATAAGTAGTATTAATATAACAGTACCTACATCTACTAGATGATTACCACTATCACTTTCAATATTACCTAGAGGAGTTTCAATTCTAACTTTTTTAGATACTAATGAATCAGTAGAATTAATATCCTCTGAAGTATATTTAATCTCCTCTCGCCTTATTGGTCTAGGCTTCATTAAAATCCAAATTTTCTAAATTGACCACCTTTTTGCATACCCATTTCCTCTATTAATCTTGATACTTTTGTATCTTTTTCTCTACGTAATAAATTCTTAGGAGAAGTTACACTTCTAGTTTCAGGTAGTCTTTCTATTTCTTTATTGTAAGCATCAATATTACTTATGATATCCCTTATATCTGTAATATTATCTCTAGTACTAGGGTTTATATTAGATCCTAAATTACGATCTATCATAGATGATATAGCATCTCCTAAATACCTTCGTCTCATCATATCTAAAGGTCTATCCATTACAGGATCAACTCCTCCACCTTCTTGGTAACCCCAAGCTTCCTTTATACCTTTAACAAATGCTGGCCATGTATCTTCCATTCCACCATATCTATCAAATCCTTCTTCCATCATTTGATCAGCTTCTTGATAGTTTTTAATCCATTGTGGAGGACCAGCTAATTGTTTAATTAACTTCCATTTAATAGATTCATCTAAAAGACTTGGTGGTTCTTTTATACCTTCAGGTAAACTACCATGTTTTTCTTGAAAGGTACGTTTTTGTTGATTCTCACTTTGTTTATTTTCTTTATAATTTCTTAATGTATTAAACAAGTATTCATCACTTGTATAACCACCTTCTTGATAGCCAAACTTCCTATTATTCTCTTGATATTCTACTCTTTGACCAGTTCTGTCAGCATATATCTGTGCTTGTCTCATTCCATCGTCTGTATAAGAAAACTCCTTATTTCCTACTCTAGGCATCTCAACAGCCTCCTTTCGCTAATTGTTGAACATATTGTTCAAGTGTTTTAAGTTTGTTTTTTAAATCTGTAACTTCTTTCTCTAAGTCATCTATTCTAGCTTCAGCTCCTTGAAAGATATCAGTAATATCATCAACAATTGGATACTTCTTACCAATAGTCTTATCAATTAACTTAAGCCCTTTTTGAGTTATCATATTTTTAATCCCCATTTTACTCCTTAATGATCGTGTCTATGTTTTGTATTAGGATAATCTCCTCTAGGAACTCTATCGTAAGCATGTTCATCAAACCAAGGATGATATTCATTTTCATCAGAATATTCTGCATCTTGTGTAGCAAAATGTTCATTCCACCATCTTCCTAAACCAGTCCATCCAGGAAGAGTAGGTCTTCTTCCAGCAGGATGCAATGAAGGTAGCCAACCCTTCCATTTTATATCTTGTTCTTGATATTTATTTATTTCAGGAACACCTCGACTTCCTGATTTATGACCTGCAAAATAATGAAGAAGCTCATGAGGAATAGATCCTTCACCACCTTCAGGATAATATATCTGATCACCGCTATAATAAGCTCCTAATCTAGGTTCATTTAGATCTATCTTATGCTGTTCCCAATCTTCTTTTGAATATTTATTTAGTTTAATATTCCTCTCAGCAACATCTTTGAGTAAATCATCGTAAGTCCTTGTTACGCTAGGTCTTTGAGTTACCCAATTAGATATATAATCTTTATATTGTCTTACATAATCTTCTAATTGTTGATATTCATCAACTTGACCACCTGATTGATATCTTCTAAATCCAAACATATTAATCCTTTTTATCCCATCTGAATAATTTTGTTATAATTTCTATTAAAGTCTGATACGACTTTACTATACCTCTTTGTTCTATCTGCATTTTCTTCTGCTGGTCTATAAGCTTAATAATGATACCTTCTAGGCGATTAAACTTCTGATGTATATCTTTAGTCAAATCATCCTGTATATACTTATTCTGCTTATATATAAACCATGCTAAGCCTAAGCAAAATGCTACTGGAACTCCAAATTCTTGTAAAATTGCTATAGGATCCATTATCCTCCCAGTGCCTGAGAAATCATTTCTTCTCTTTTCTTCTGCAGTTGAGCTTTGTTGTATAAACTTACAGTTTTATCAGTAGGTAGTCTGAAAAATTGCTGCATAAACCTACCAAAAGTAGTACCATATTTTTGCTCATTTATCATTTCAAATCTTCCAGATTGTGGATCATAAAATGTTTTGTCAACTTGTCTTACTAACCTGCCAAATGGATACATGGTATGAATATGATAATCTAAGAATCTATCCCAATCGTTATTAATTAACGACTTTATTGGATTAATTACAACTCTTGCAGCAGGAGGAGTAACAATCTGTAAAGGAGCAATAGCTCTAGGATATGTTCCAAAGAATGCTCTTTCACGTTCTTTTTTATCTCCAAATACTAATTCTGATGTTTCCTGTAACCAATCATATGGTGGAGGAAGAGCTGTGTCAAATACACTATATTTATATACACTAGCTAAAGCTAATACAAGCATATCTAAAACAAATAAATCTTTCAGTCTTTCATAATCAGGAGTACCTTTTTCATATCCATAATATTGAGCTCTTCTAGCTAATTCTTTCCTAGTTCTTAAAGACTGGAAAACAAATAGCTTAAACCTGGTCATAACTTTACCTAATGAAGTTCTCATAAAAGCTGGTCTAAATGCACTATGATATAGAAACTGAGTAGCTTCTACTCCCTTTAATCCTGCATCAACAAGATATGGATCATCAAGAGACATGTTTTTACCAGCCTCACCCAACCTATCCTTTGCTTGCAATAAATGACTTAAAAATGCATCTCTTCTTAATTTACGTTCAGATACTTGCATAAATGCCCCACCTAATTTTAACATAGTATCTTGAACACCATACCTTTTAGCTAGTTCTAATAATGTTTCATTACTAGCATCTGGATTCTCTCTTAATAGTTTTTTCAGGTCTTTTATAAATTCTTTACCAGATCTACCTGCTTTATCTAATGCTGTTTTTAATCTAATATTAGTATTCAACTCATCATTGATAAAATTATCAATAACACCTTTATCTTGTATCCATTTATATAATCCAGCTTTATCTGTAACAGTTACACTCTTACCTTGATTGTTTATATATGTTAATGTAGGCCTACCTAATTCATCAAAAAGAACATTTTCTTTTAACCATTTAAATCTATTTACTCTTACAAAGTTCCTAAGACCTGCAGAAGATATAGTCATAGTGGTTCCACCAAACATATTTGTAGTTAAAGTACCAGTATTAGCAAGTAAAGTAAGTAGTTCATATCGAGCTTCTAATTTGCCGAAATCATGCACAATTCTAGATAGGTATTGGTTACGTGCATCTACTTGCTTATCGTACTCAGGAGTACCCTTTTTCGCTGTTATTTGAGGTAATCTGCTTAAGAATGGAGTAGACATACCTCTCTTCTTAAACATTTTATCAATCTTCTCAATAGCAGCTATAACTTTCTGGTCACTCATAGTCATATACATAGTATCATTCAGCTTTAATGGATCACCATGTTTCATGGATTCTATAACTCTTTCAGGGAAAGTAGTTCTATGTCCAAAAGCATCTCTTACATAGAATTTTAAATAATCACCCCATACATCAGACCAATTTTCATATAATGGCTTATCAGGATCTGGGTTGAATTTCTTATATTGCTCTGGAGTAAATTCGCCCATGATTGGTTTACCATTCTTATCCTTAGCATTTACAAATTTATTTATTCTGTAGTTTGCCATAACAGAACCTAAGTTCCTATAATGAGCTCTAATAACTCTTTCTTTATAAATATCTATAACCTCTGGTGTAGTTTTATATCCAGGCATACCTGCAGTTCTTTCAAGTAAATTTTCAGGTCTAGTATTAAATCCAATATTTTCTAATTCTTTAGCAATTTCTTCTGGCGTTAATCGTCTATAATCAATCTTACTTAACATTTCATCAACAGCGTGTTTTTCCATAGCACCAGTATCTGATTTAGACCCTTCTATCTTCATATCTAATTCAGCTAACTTAGCATTTTTTAATTGTTCTGCAACTTCTGGAGATAGACCTTTATCAATAGCCGCTTGATATACTGCATCACCTTGTGCTATCTTCCATTGTAATATTTCGGCTTTAGCAGCAGCATTCCAACCAAAATCTAAATGAGGAAAGTATTCACCCATAGTTATTTCTTCTATACCTTTAAATTTCCTTTTGCCTGTTTGCTTACTTACTTTCTTTCTATAATTTTCACGATACTGCTGAGCTTCTTTACCTTTTAAACCTAAACCTAATATTTGTTGTTCTAAGTTATATTCAAATTGAAATCTATATATATTCTCTAATGGTATTCTAGGCACTCTAGATCCAGTACGATCTCCAGGCTCTACAGCTTTTCTAATGAAATTCATAATATCAAAAGAACCATCTTTATTGTATTTTATATATTCATTATATTCACCATACTTTTGTTTAACATCTATATCAGCCCAATCAATCTTTTCTCCATTCTTATCTACTGAGTATAACCATTCCTCACCAAATTTCTTTAAGTCTTTAGACATGACATCGTGCCATTTATCTACTGCTTCTTCAAAGGTGTATTTCTTACCGTCTATTTCATATTTACGTTCAAGATATTTACCTTCAATTTTAAAAGGAACAAATCCTTCTTGATTTGCTTGAGCTTTATTTATAATTGCTCTCATAATAGACCAAGATTCATTTGGAGTTAATTGAGTTCTAAATGGATATAATGCATCGTTAATATCCATTATAGCATCTGTATATACATCCATTTGTCTATTAGTTTGCCTAAACCAATTACGAATAGTACCTAATGTACCAGTACCTTTATATATAGGGAGCACTTCACCTTTTTGAGTCGTTACATCATAACCTTGAGTATAAAAAGTCATTTCCCTATACCACATGTATTCATCTATATATCGTGGGTCAGCCCAATATGCATAATCAGGAATACCTTCCTCACTAAACCTTCTATCATAATCTCTAAAAAATCTATTAATAGCCTTTATATCATTCATATTTAAATCAGATATTGTTTTAGGACCTGATTTACTATATCTTAATGTAAAATAACCTATAAACTCATCTACATGAGCATCGGGTCCATTCTTCATATTAGCTTCGAATATTTCAATTTCTTTAAAATCCTCTTTACTTAAAGCTTTTCGAGTGTATTGCCTATCAGAAGTAGCTTGTTTCTTTATAGGACTTTTATTATCAATTATATTTTCCAGGACTTTGTCTGTGATGAGCTTACCTTGCTCTTCTTTATTAGCAGGGTTCTTATAATCAGAAGGTAATTGAAATAAAGAAGCTTTTTCTATAGGTAAACCTTCAGTTCTTTTAGTTATATTTTGATATTGTAATTCAAAATTATCCATTACATTTTTCCAAACATCAGAAGATACTTCTTGTGATTGCATTGGAAGACGAGATATTGACCCAGTCTTAAAATCACCATATTTATAAGGAGTTATAAGCCAAGCGGAAAAATAATCCGATAGTAACTTATAATCTATTTTATTGTCTTTAGCGGTTTGTACTAGACTGATTTTGAAATCCTTAATTTCTTTATCATAATCTTCAAATTTAGTCTTCCTGATATCCCCATCTGTTTCAGTTATATTTTCAAATCTTCTTTTTATATCAGTTGCTTTTTTAGCAATCTGAACTAATATATCATTCATGACGCTAGTTGGATCGTTTATTCCATTCTCTTTAAACGCCTTAAATATATCATAACCCTTCTCATTTAATATGTTATTGGTAGCAATTAAGAATGCATCGTTAGATATAAAATCAAGAACCCTTTCCCAATCGTTAGTTTGAATAGCTTTTTCAATAGCTTTCTTTAAACCTTCAACGTTTCCTATTTTAACTCTAACAAGTTTTGTTAAATGATCTCTAGCCCATTGAGCTCTATCATATTGCTCTTGAGTAGCTCTACCTTCTTGAACATCTTTCTTGGTAACATTTATCATCTTTTGAGTCATCTCAATTGCTTTTACATAGTTATTTATAAATTCTACAGTCTTGTCTTTGATATCTTTATGCAAACCTAGCTTATAAGCATCTCTAGCAATACGATTATAAATATTCATAGTCTTTTCTGGAGAAGATTCACCTAGCTTTTTAATAGACATTCCAAATTCATCTAAAGTTTGAGCTCTTGGATCTCTATTCTTTATATAGGTCTTACCTTTAAAATCTAAAACATTTTGAACTGTATGGGAATCACCTAACTTTGTCTTATTTACTATTTGGGAGAATGTTGCTTTCTTACCTTTTATAGTAGCTTCAAAAGCAGTATCAAATAAATACTCTCTCCATTTAGCATAATCAGTAACATTGGGATAGTTAGCAGCATCAGCTGAAGTATTAATCATCTCTCTAGCTAATCTTCTTAATTCTGTACCGTCATTTTTCAACTTAATGACAACTCCACCTTCTAATTCAATTCGACCACCATTAGCTGTTAAAATATCAATCCAACTAAGCATGGTTGTCTTAGCTTTCATCACATATCCTAATCCATCATTTCCTTTAGCAGCATTCCTAGCTACTATTAATCTCATTCCAGGAGAAAATTGACTAGCTCTAGTTTCAAATCTTTCATCTCGCTCGCCTCTTAATAGAGTCTCATACTTATCAGACTTACCTTCAATCCAATGATTATCTTTATCTTGCCATTCTTTAGATTGTTTTTTTATTGACTTTAGTAAATCTCTATTTAATCCTTGGTATAAAAATACTGAGTCACTGTCCTTATCGGCCCCACCCAGATAAACATTGTCACGACTTGAAGTATGTATAGCAGTCCCTTTTGCATTTGTAAAACCATTAAACCTAAGAACTCTAGTACCACTAACACTATCACTTGGCACACGAATGACAGCAAAATCAAGGGCACTTTCATACTTTGAAGGATCTTTCGCATTTTCATATAATCTCCATAAATCTTGTAACTTCATTTCCCTACCATCTTCTAATTTTACATCTGGATCAAAATCTTTACCTGCTTTGAACGTACCTTCAGTAACATTATGGTGTGCCATCTTAGGTGCTAACCATGCTTTAGCAGAATACTTATATTTAGGATTAATCAATCTCTTAATAATATACTTCTTGTATACTTTTTCAGAATATTTACGAGTACTCTTAAATAATTTAGTAGATGATTCAGAAGCTTGTGTAATATCTAATAGTCTATTGTTACGAGCTAAATAATCTCTATACTCTTCTTTAGTAAATTCTTCAACTTCTCTAAGCTCATTCTCTTTATCTAGTCTATAAATATGTTTTCTAATTCTTTTACCTACCTCAGAATTATAATGATCTGTCATTACCCTGTGTATTAATTCAAGAGACATCTTATCTACATCTAAACCTTTTAATAGTTTATTGTCAGGCTTTAATAAGTAGGCTTCAACATTCTCATTTGTTGTTTTATCGCCTATATAAGTCTTATAAAAATACTCATTATAAGCACCTTGCATAATGCCTGGAGTTTGAATCTCATTTAAATTTCCAAAGAATTGTTTAACAAAATGAGTCCCATACATCTTCTCAGGATTTTCAAATGTACCTAGATTCATTCTAACTGCAGTTGGATCTAACTCAAATATATCACGTTCTTTACTAAAATCTTTTATTTCATATACATCGTTCTTTTCATCATACGTATAATCTTTAGGCTTTATATTCCTAGGCAGTTTTTTAGCAGCACTTTTAAATACTACCATTTGCAACTCATTATTATACATCATTTTAAGGAACGAACCATCACCTACAGCACCAGCTGACTTTGCCATAAATATACCTTGTCCAGGTATTTTTAACATAATTACTGGCTTATTCATACCTACAGCTTCATGAGGTAATCCTATTGACTTCATGATAGTATCAAAAACTTCAGGAGTAAATACTAAAGTACCATCAGTATTACTCTCATTATATTTAGTTTCTATTTCACCTTTTTCATTCTTAACAGTATAGACATCTTCTCCTTTTGGACCCATGTCTATTCTATCATTAAGAACTGTAAAGCGAATACCTTTATGTGCAAATCCAGCGTTTATAAAAACATCTTCTGGTAAAGGAGCGCCTTTATCAAAATCTAATTGAAATCTTTTATTAGCATCAGTAACATTCTTAGCCGATACTTCCATAAATGGTCTTAACCCACTTAAATCATTACTTCCTTTTAAATAAAAACCTGCACCTTCAGCTGTAGATAATAAGTTTGACTTCCATTGTTTTTCATGCAAAGAAATTAAATCTGGATCATTTTTATCTTTACCGTAAAATTCAGCTGTTATTTCCAAGCTATCTAAAAATTCTTTCTCACTAATGTTCGCTGCTTTTCTTAATTGCTCTACTGTATAGTTATTTACATCAATATGATAATCTGTAACTTGACCAATACCTTTATCTTTAACACCTAAAGCAATATATTTATTCTTCTCATTTAAACTGCTAGTTATTCTCCACCAACCATCTTTATCCATCATTGGTTCTAATGAACCTTTTACTATCTTCATACCAAATAAAGGATATTTTTTCCAAAATCTTCCACCAGTTGGTTCATATACATTATGTATTTCTGTATATTCTTTGCCTTCAAAATTCTCTATTGGAGTATCTATCCTAGACTCTCCAACTCTAGATTCCCTGTACTCCCCCTTCACTTTATTAATAGTATATAAACCTCTATCAGTCTCAATAACATAAACCTCTTTATCTTGATACCTATCCTTTTGAGCCTCTAAAATAGGGTTTTCAGGAGCTTTCTCTGTAGGCTGACTACTATCCTCCTTTTGACCATGTTCGGGGTCTATGGGTCTTTCTGAGGTCTCAAACGGGTCTTTTACATATTCGAAGTTCTCATAATAGTGCTGAGTAGCTTCTTGCCTCATCATATCCTGTATCTCTTTTTCAGTAGGATCTTTTTTACCTAAGTGACGTTGAGCAAGCTCTTTAAAGTATTGATTAAATTCTGCTTCTGAAATATCTGGATATTGATTTTTTAAATATGTAGATGCCTGTTCTACAGAAGTATTCATTATATATTCTTGAGCACCCTTAGAATAGTCTTTAAACTTAGGATGAAATTCAGGAGTAAATATTATATCTTTCTTAGGATAGTATATTAATTCAGATATAAACTTTCCACCTTCAGCTTCTACAGCTGGCCTACCTTTATAACCGAAATAACCACCTAGTATAGTTTCATACAGAACAGCTTCAATAGGTTCTCCACGAACATGAGCGGGTCCTCCCATTGCTAAAGCACCAACTCCCATTTTAATTTGTTGTTCAGCTGTTTTGTATTGCTTAACCCCACCATGCTTTAATAAATTTCCAATAGCCCTAAAGTTACTTAAACCACCGAAAAATCCACCAGCAACACTACCACCAACTATTCCTTGCAACCAAGCATCTGGACCTTTCCATATATTGGATATTCCCATTCCAGCTCCTAGATGAGTCATTTGCATAAGAATATCTCTAGTTGCAGCACCCTTTTTCATGAAATCAAATGCATCTAGCTTAGCGTTCTTAATGCCTAATTCAGCACCTTTTTTAACCCAATCACCAAATAACATTGGTACTGATATATTTTTAGCTGTTAAATCAGCAACTTGACCTATTACACTTTCAGCTGATTCTCTTGCTAATTGTCTTTCAGTTAATTCTCTACCAGTTATTTTAGCACCTAGTTTGACTGCTCCTCTAGCAGTAGCAGAGAGAGGACCAGCCAAAATACCAGGTGCGAACCCAACCAGATGACCTAGGGAGTGAGCAATTGATTCATAAGTTGTTCGAGGCTTTTCTCCTACAGGTATAGTAGTCATACCTTCTAGAAATCCAGAAGTTAATTGTTCTGTGACTCTACGCAGGCTGATTTCTTGCCTCATGGGTTTAAAGTTAATGCCTTGCTCTTTTGCTATCTCTTCTAGTTCATCTAATTGATCATCATTAAATAAATGAGGATTAGATCTGTAAGTATTTATTAACTGTTTAACCCTATATTCATAAGGTACTTGTCTCATCTATTTAAGGCCAAGTTATCCCAGAAAAATCAAACATACGATCCATTCCAAACGGATCAGTTAGTAAATTCTTACCATCGTTATATAGACTTTCTGCATAAGCTGTAGCTCTTTTTAAAGATTCAGCTTCTTTAACTTTAGAAATAGCATTGATAGCATCTGCACCATATCCTGATTGAAATGAGCGAGTAAGTCCTCTAGCACCTAAAAGTCCAAGAGCACCAGCTCCAAATGCACCTACAGTTGTTCCAAAAGCACCTGCTCCTTTATCAACCGTAGATTCACCGAATAATTCTTGCCCAGGAGAAGTTGGTCTCCATTCATTAGGTATCATCCCGAATGCACCCATATCAACTAAGTCAAAAAGACCTTTTCTTAGAGGTCTAGATACTGGCTCAAACTCAAGACCATACTCATATGCTTTTCGAGCTAACTTTTCAGCATCATCATCTTCAAGTTCTAATTGACCACTATGGTATCTTTTTACCATTTCTTTTATTAAGTCGTATTCGTTATTTACAGTGTTTCTTATCATGTTTATTCCTTATTGTACTTGTCTAAATTTATCAATTAAATCTTCATTAGTTTCTTCAATTGTAGTTTGGTAGAATTGATCTCTTTCGAAAGATTCTCCAGGATTTGTACGAAGGTCTGTAGGTCTTCGTGTCTTAGTCCATTGATTAGCTTCTGCTAGTTGTCTATTTCTAATATCAGCTAATGTATCATAACCAAAAAGACTCCTGCCAAAATCCATCGCTACTTGCGTAGGATAATTCAACCAAGTAGTCGGATTATACCAAGTAGTCCTACCTTCACCTGTACTTTTTTTTATTTGTTTATCTTGATAAGCCCAAAGCTTTTCTAAATCATCTTTATAATCTAAATCAGATTCTATTTGCCTTGCAAAATCATCGTAATAATTCTTTCTTAAACTTTGTTCATATCTATCCCAATCTTCCTGAGTAGCATATTCTTGAGTATCATAAGGATTTGCTATTGAACCACCTTTTCTATACCCTTTAGGCTTAATATATCCACCTTCTTGCCAATCATCATCATCATCCCAATTTGGATCCCATCCTTCATTCCTACTTTGAACTAAAGCGTCATATTCAGATCCAGTCATACCAGAACCTGCTAAAGATCCATAATCAAATTCACCACCTAAGTCAGTTCTAACTTGATTATTACCTTGAGGATTTTGCTTTTTTAAAGCATCGAATAAGTTTGATTCAATTAAATTAGGGTTAGCTATACTACCTCCTGAACCAGTGGCTCCTGGAGCCATGAATCCACCTGTCTGCATACCTCCTGCAAATAACTTCATTAGTTGCATCATCATTTCGGCATCTCCACCACCTTCGCCACCTTGACCTTGTTGTCCTTGTTTCTGTTTTTTTAAATTGTCGAATAAATTGTTTTCTACTTGCACGGGACCAACCACTCTACCTACTCCTCCAGACGCACCTGGATCCATAAAACCACCTGATTGAAATCTAGGATAAGCTTCATTGTTTATGTAATCCAAAAACCCTTTACCTAGTTTTTTAACAGCATTACGGTTTAATACATACTCACCATCTTCAAGCATTGCAGGGTTTGTATCTCCAGTTTCATTCCCTGGTATATAACTACCTCTTTTTAAATTATCAAATTCCTCTGAGCTACCAGTATCCTCGTCAATCAAGGTATCTCCTGAATAATCTATATTAGGATCTGGAACAGTAGTTGTAGTAGTAGGTGGTACAGTAGATTGACCTTGTCCCAATAAACTAGCTAAAGATCCTATAATACCGCTTCCAATATTCCTCATATCTTTACTTATCTTATCTATTTGGCCAGTAAATGGATTAACAATTTTCATACCTTGAATCCATGGATGAGTACGTTGAATTTGATGAGCTTGCATCCACTGATCATAATCATTCTTCATTTGGGTTTGAGATAATTGACTCTGTATATCTGGGTATCTCTTATTATACCATTCATCAAAAGGCCTTTTATTTCCATCAGAATCATACTCAGGATTCTCCTCATACTCCTTAAAAGCTTGACCTCTATGCATTTGCAAACGCCATTTCTCAGCAAGATTTCTATCTTGAGCAGCATCAAACCTATCCGTGTCGTATCTTCTATCACTTTCTCTACGCTCTTCAGCCCATTTAACAGCATCGTTAACTTTACTCAACGGATCTACTTGAACAGGTTGTTGTATTTGGCCTCCTCCTATTATTCTTGGTGCATTAAATCCCATTATTTTACCTCCTTAAGTAAAGATATCATGGCGTTCATCTCTTCTATCATTGAATCGATTGGAATCCCTGATATCCTATAACCTCTATCTTCAGTTAATAGATCATAGCTTCTAGTTACTCCATCATACCATTTAATATTTATTATTTGTTTTCCATTTATAGAATCACCTACATTATATTCTTTTGAATGAATACCTTTTATTTTATGCATATCGCATAAATCTATAGTATCTCCATCATCAAAGTATATTCTTAAAAATCTTTTTAAGTTCGGGTTTTCTCTATACTCATGTTTTTGCATTATTTCTACAGGCTTACTTCCGTAACCATTTACAGAATCACCTGCCTTTAAATCTTCAATAGCAATACGTCCATTAGGCGTATCTATCTTAGTTCCTTCAGGTATGCACATAAAGAAGCTTTTAACTGCACCCCCAATACTACCTATAGTATTTGCAACATTTCCTGCATTCCCTTGCATTTGAGCATTCATTTGCGATGCATTAAATTGTTGAGCGGCAAAGTCTTGAGATGCATTCCATGATTGCCAATTCATTTGATTGCCTACATTAAATTGCTGAGCATTTTGCATTTGTTGTGCATTAAATTGACTCATTTGATTTTGTTGTCCAGCACTCCATTGATTTGCTTGATTAGCAGCTTGAGCTCCAAAAGATGCTGCAGCATTCTGAGCAGCTTGATTTGCTAAGCTAAATTGATTTTGCTGACTTGCTCCAAATTGTGATGCTGTATTTTGAGCACCAGCTGTAAATTGAGATGCTTGATTTTGAGCAGCAGCTCCAAACTGAGCAGCTTGATTTGCTGCTTGCTGATTAGCTAACGACTGCTGCAACATATTAGATTCTTGCTGTCCAGCCATATTACCTGCTTGACTTAAAGCTTGCAATCCTAAACCTGCACCTGTAGTAGCAATATCAGTAGCTCCTCTTCTTTGTTGTTCTCCAGCAGTTGCTTGAGCTTGATTATTTAATATATTCCTAAGTCCACCACTACCCATTCCTCTAGATGCTAACATAGCATCCTGTTGAGCCATTTGTTGACCAGCCTGTTGTCCAGTAGTTTCTGCTAATATAGACTGCTGACCTTTAGCCCATTGACTAGATGGATCCATAAATTGATCGGCTGCTCCCATAGCCTGCCCTAATATATTACTAAAATCTTGACCTGTTTGATAATTACCCATAGCAGCACCATAACCCTGTCCAGAATAACCAGCGGCTCCATAGCCTTGAGCGGGTCCTAAAGTACTGGCATTATATCCTTGACCAGTATATCCTTGTGCTGTACCAGTTTGACCTTGAGTATTCCATGCAGGATTGTACTCTTGATTTTGCCAATTTGCATATTGCAAATCTTCTGGTTCAATTTGTCCAGTAACAGCGTTCCAAGCTGAATTTATCAATCCACCTTCACCTGTTATACCAAGACCTCCAGCTCCTATAGTATTATCCCATCCTTTTCTAACAGCTCTACTTACCTGATGTGCCATATTATTCCCCTACCTTATATACATAACACACTTCAAAGGGCTTAAAACCCTTTTTCTTATAGAAATCTTTTATCTTTGGATTCCAAGTATAATGTGTCATTTGAATTCGTTTAGCGTTATTATTTTTAAACCATTCCATTAATTTCTCAAATAGCATGATCCCTGCCTTGCTACCTCTATGTTCTTTTTTAACAAACCAAAAATCTTCACAGCCCCATATTATATTAGACCAATGATGCTCTGAAACTGAACCTCCAGCTATACCTATTATTTTATCATTTAACTCTGCAACATATATGATAAAAGGTATTCCAGCCTGAGCTCTTTCAACGTAGAAATTATAAAATTTATTTTTATTAGTGACGTTAGGATCTTCTAATTCTTTTATATTTCCATTTATCTCAGAAACAAAACTATCTAATACGATATCTGCTATATCCATTAATTCTTCTGGTTTTGCTCTTCTTATTCTTAATTTAGCCATCTATTAATACTCCCTCTGATCTCGCCCAACCATCATTAGTTCTGAACTCTATATAATACTTACTACCAGATCCATCTTGAGATTGAACTATTCTTATATCACCTGCTTTACCTTCATTTCCAACTTCATTTAAGGAGAATCTATTTACAGCATTAATAACTTCATTTATGTCATCATATATTTGCTGAATAGCTCTTTCCATATCTGCAGGTACTTTACCAGGTGTTCTTTTCTTCAACTTAGGCATTATGAAACCTCTACTAAGTTACGAAATCTTCTAAAGGTAATGCCAATACTATCTATTTCTGTAGAAGAATCTCCTGGTTCAACTTTAAGTTGTATGAGCCTTTTTTTCTCTTTTGATAAATCTCTCTTTACTATATTAGTTTCAGACCCACCATCAGTTGTTGCTGTAGCATCGGTAGAGTAATCATAATATACAGTAACAGTTGGTGTATCATCACTACCATCTCCTGTGTATGCAACAGTAGCTTCGTAGAATTTTTTCTTTTGAGTTTTATGTTGCATTGAAATTCTTTTTGACAGCCAATACCAATCATCTTTTAAAGTAGAGCTTGAATACATTTGATATAAATCCCCATCGTCATTTGGAATACCTAATATTTCTCCCTTTTTACCATTCAAAACTCCTATTAAATTTGGATTAGACCATATATTCCAACTTTGTCTAATAGCACTATAAGACCACGCCAATGTTGCTGTAATATAAACTACGAAACATTTTCGCTTAGATTCAAATGCAACTTTGGGAGCATATGAACTTGTATTAAGTAAATCTAAATAACCTCTAGCAGCATCGCCAGTTAATATACTATCACCTATAGGTACAGGTTGTTGTCCATTGTGTAAATAAATATTATTATTATCACAATACATCATACCAAAATCAGATACAGCTATTGAATCTGGACCTAAACATCCAGCTCCATTAAACTCGTCTTCTATATACATATTATTAGGATCTATTTTCAATGTCTGACTTTCATTAAATACATATATTCGTCCATTAAATGCTTGTATAGCAGTTGGAACAAATGGAAGTTTTAAGAAATCTAAAGCCCAATTTATCAATGAAGGTTTATAAGGAAGTGATTTATAAAGAATGTTTGATCCAGTATGTTGAGAATGATGATCGCAATTTGCTATAAACAAAGAACTATTTAATTGAGTTGATAGCTTATATTTAACATTAGAATCTGTCATAGCTTCAAATAAGCCAGACATAGTTTCATAAGTAGCTCCAGATGGACCACTATCTGTAAAGGATACTTGTTTAAAATGACCAGTGCTTGATAGCTCATCTCCTTCATTAACTGCTGCTGATATTCCATCGTAATAGGAACTAGATACACTTAAAGTTCTTGCTTCGACAGTTGTTAAATCAATCTCTCCCATAAAATGATAAAATCCACCAATTTTTCTATCTGTAGTAGATATACTAGTTGCTCTATAAATTCTAATAGCAGTTACTCTTTTTGGTAAATTGTCTGTATTAAATGTAAATGCTAACTCCACTTGTTTTCCATTAGACCATATATGTCTTGCTGCTCCAAGTGGAGATTCTTGAAATCCATCATATACAAATGAATATCTATAGAAATAACCAGCATTAGCTTGATGAAAACTAGATGCAGTAGAAGTTTGCCTAACTGTTCCTTCATCATCACGAGTATCATCTCTACTATTTCTTTGGCTTAAAAATAAAGGAGCTCCGAATTGTGTTCTTATAGAAGAATCGTCTCCAGTACTAGTATCCCAATCATCTGAAGTGGTATATTTATTTAATTGTCTAAATCTATTCCTAACTGCAGAGCTAGAAGAATTTCCATCACATACTGGTAGATTGACATCTGACGGAATACTTATTATCGATGTATCACTAATTCTTATTGGTATTTGAGTAGTATCATCATCTTCTACTATTTTAACAGTAATTGCACTAACATGAGTAGCATTGTAATTTGGATTATCAAATTCAGCTATATTTATTTCCATAGAATTTGTAGACCAATCTTTAACAACTGCATAAGCCGATTTAATAACATCGTAAGGAGATTTGTACATCATATTATTTATCTCCCTAATTCCATTAGTACCAGTTCGTAAACTTGCATCATTTAAATAAAGCAATCTATCATTAGACCCAGCTAATAAATCTCCAGCATTTCCCGATGGATTTGGAACGTATATTAAACTCATGCCAGTAGTAACATCAAGATCACCACCTGAAGTTTTAAAATATAAAGTACTTCCATATCCGTTTCTAAAATAAACTCCTGGCCTATCATAGCTATTATTAACTTGTATTAATGAGGCATTAAAACATTCAGGAAATCGCCATACATCGTAATCAGTATCAGTATACCAACCACCAGTTAAATTGTTTTCACCACTACCAGGAGGTAACCAATTTTCTGTTTTATTTTCACTATCATGCTGATAGCCTAATCCTAAAGGAGTAAAATCAGTAAAAGCTAATGATGTAGTAGCTTCATCTAAAGTAGCTTTAAATACAGCAGCTGCACTTGTGCATACCCATATCTCTCTAGCACTTCCAGTATTTAATTCTAATATATCACTAAAAGACCCATGATATTCGCATTCAGAAGCACCATCCCAATAACTATCTATAAAGTCCCATTTATGACTTGTAGCATCTCCTCCAGCTACATTGTCTAAAGTTTCCCAGTGCTGAGATCCTCCTCTATTAGTTTTTATAACAGCATTTAAATCAGTAGTATAAGTAGCTATCAATTCTAAATCAGACGCTCTTAAACGGTAAATTAAGAATGTTTGATCTACATTTGTAGTTCCATAATCCGATATCCTCCATTTTTCTGAAACTAAAACCCATATATTGCTATTATCAGATGACATAGATATACCATTTACATAGCCTAATACATTTTTACTCCGCTCCATAACAGCACCATCTGAAATTCGTATTTTTGTAATTTCTCCACTAGAAAATTTCACAGAATCAGATATAGAGCTTCTATCACTATAACAGCCTTGCCTACCAGCATCAGCTACATATATATAAGAACCATCGGAACAAGCTGTTGTAGTTTCATTGAACATATTAGGAGGATACAAAGTATCTTCAACCATAGATAGTTCATTTGTTGCATCAACTCCAAACTGTCCATGATCAAGTCTTCCAATCCATTGGGGATCTTCTCCAGCAGATGTGCCTTGACCTAAATAAACAGCTCCTTCCATAACTTGCATTGAAACCTCATCATTAGATGAAGTAAGAGTGCCTAAAGATGATTCAAGGGTACTTCCAGTGTTTATATATATATCCTCAGCTTTATAAATAGTATTATTAGATTTTTTGTATGATATTAAATCATGCTTTGTAGGATCTGTTGTATTTTGTAATAATACATTTTTTTCATGCCCCATATCATATTGTAAACGCTCATCACCAGGAATACCTTTCAATCTACCGTCTTCTGCTATAGGATCAATATTCAAAGAGTCTGATGCCGCTTCTAACGGTATATCAGTAACCGATGGATTACATATAGTACCTCTATTAAACATAGTTAATTCTACAAGCTCTTTAGGCATATATTTCCTCTCCCCAAAGTGTAGTTTTTCCATTTATAATTTCAATCACTTCTACTTTAAAATCTCCATTTTTAAACCAATCGACAATAGCAAATGCGTGATTCCAGTTATGCAATCTACCTCTTAACCATTTGTTATTTTCAGGACTCATATCTTTTAAACACCCCATCGACCAAGCACCAATCGTGCCACCCAATTTAGTAAGGGTATGCCTTTGAATATCATGAGTATGTCCATACATAATGTTTTCCCCATAACAATCAAGATGCTTTTTAGCGTGATAAGTGGTTGCATACGCTCCATGTAAAAATGTTAGCTTTCCAATTTTAACTGGTTCATTGTAACTATAATATTCATAACCTCTCTCATCCCATTTGCAAGCCTCTCTAAAAGTATAACCTTCTAAATAAGGATTTGCATCTACAAATGCATCTAACCATTCATCATGATTACCTGCACATATTATACGTTCTTTGCATCCTATATCATCCAAGGCATCATCAAATAGATCTAAGCCTTCATTGACAGCTTCTATCTCTTTATCAACTTCAGGCAATTGATATTCAAGGGGTGGTTGCTTGATTTTTTTATACTTCCAAGCACTAACACTTTCCCATTCACCTACATCTCCTAAATTAATAAAGAGATCAGGTTTAACTATTCTTATTGCTTGCAGAACAACACTTATCGCATCCTTGTCTTCGATTGGAAAGTGTTGATCTGGAATAACAATTGCTCTCTTCGTAAGAGACATTATTACTTTCAAATAGCGTTAATACTGTATGACTAGAACAGTAGTAATTTTCCTTAATACTTATGGTAGCCATATTTCAATGTTCCTTTTTATAGTTTTTAGCTTGTTTAGGAGAATGACTAATATTCTCACTAATATCAAACCTGTTAACTGCTTTACCTGCTTTAAATAAAAAAAAGATTACTATAAGCAGTATGTATCGCAATTAGAGATTTCTTATAATATCACTAAGCTCTTTAGCTCGATTCGGTGTTTGTTTCGCCCAACGGGAATCGAGTAACTCATCTGCTGCAATCTTCCATTGAAACATTTGCATTGCATGTAAAGCCTTTTTAAACTTAGATACTCCAGTAACACCCATTTGGTAAGACATATTTACTAATACTCCTTGTACTTCATGAGGAACAGTGTCTAGCCAATCAAACTTATCTCTAATACGCTTTATCAGTTTTTCTAATTTTCTAAGAAGAATTTCTTCTGCTATATCTTCATCTAACTCTAGGTCTTTAATAGCAAAACCATAACCTATAGTATCATAACCTTCAGTACATTTATATACTCTAGATCTAAATCCTTCATGCTCTTTGATTTTTTTTAATAAATCTTCCATTATCTATCTGATCTTAATCCTGATATAAACTTCTTTAAACCAGTTACAATAACATTGTCTAGCAAGTCTATAAACCAAGGTTCTACTACTTTATTCCATACTTTTTTAGTAGCACTCCATTTAGATAGCCCTAAAGTACAAGCTACACCTGCACCATACATTACCTTACCCACTTTATCTTTAATAGCGTCATTAGGTATTTTTTTCAAAACCCAAGCTAAGCCTACACCAGCAGCACCTGCTCCTGAATATACAGCTGCTTTGCTTGTTACTAAAGCTGTTAATGAATCTATCATTTTAACTCCTTTTTTATTTTAATTATCAAATATACTAAAGTTGCTACTGCAACCCCAAAACTTACCAATTCTGGCAACATATCAGTTATTGAAACTATCCAACCACTGACTCCTATTGTACTTGTTTTTAATGTATCTAAATCCAATTCTTCTCCTATGAGGTTACGTCCCATTTAAAAACTATTGTCACATTTGTATCATACGGAATACTAGCATGGCTTAAATAAAAAGCATATATCCTTCCTTTTGTTATAGCTGTACTACCTAGACCAGGATCACTAAGGTCATGAGTATGAGCAACATCGTCTGCTATATCAACTGTTTCATCGCATCTTAAGGTCATTGTTCCTGGAACTTCAGTACCATCTGCTGATTCTAGCACTCTAAAACTAGTTGCTCCATCTTGAGCTATTTCAGTTCTCCATATAACTTTTTCTATAGTTCCATTATAAGGAGCAATCATTCCTAAATTTTCATTAAAACCAGCAGTACTTGTTCTCTCAAGTGTATATCCTGTAATAGGAAGATAACTAGCAGTAGCCCCACCATAATATCCAATTACTTTTGTTTCATAATAATACTGAGCTTCTCTTGGACGAGCTTTGGTAAATTGACTCCTCATTATGTAACAGACCTATGTTTAATCATACATCTTACATTTTGATTGTCTGCTGAACCCCAAAGATAAATTGCTCTAGTATCATTTATATTTAATATAATAGTATCTCCAGGATTTAATTTCATACCTCTATTATCGGCAACATCACTATCTCCAACTATAACATATCCAGAATTACTTTCATCTGCTTGAAGAAATATTTCATGCGCAGCAGTTATTGTTGCTGTAAGGCCCGATAATTGAGCTGCACTATTATCAATATCAAGCATTGTATAAGTATCTAAATTGTAAGTACTAAGCTCTCTTGTATATAATGCTCCATTATAGTCAGTACCTAAAGAAACATAATCTCCATCTGCTCCACCACCACTTGTTGCAACATTCTTTCTAACGGTTAATACATGCATACCTCTATCTCCACTTGAATGAGCAGAGTCTTCTAAAAATGTAGATAAACCAACTACGTTAGTATTAAGAGAGATAGTATCTAATACTGCATTATCAGTTGCACTTAAATTCGCTGTTACTGTACCATCTACTGATATAGTACCTCCACCATCATCTATAGACAATGTAGATCCATTATCATCAACAGATAAAACTCCAGTAGTATCTTCAGCTATAGTCACTCTTAAAGTGCCTATACTAACTGTACCATTGCCTGAACTTGCTGCTGATCCACCTACTCGTATATCAACATCACCTACATTAACAGATGCTGCTTCTAGTGTAGCATTGATATTAAGACGACCATTTCCATCATCTAATGGATCACCATCTTTATCAATTAATCTTATTGCTCCACCACTAACTTTAGCCATTCAGAACTTCCTTTAAGCCAGCTTTATCTATACTCTCCATCTTGCCTTTTAATTTCATTTTAGCAACTTCTTCTAAAGCAGATATCTTCCATTTTTCAAAGTTCTCTTTTACAACATCAATTCTAGCCTCTTCTTCAAATACATTATTCTTAGCTACATTGACTTTAGCTTCTTGTTTTATATAATCATCTTTTGCTTTATCAATAATGCTATTTAATTCATCAAGTTCTTTATTTTTAGAAGATATATCCTTTTCTATATCGGAAATCTTTTTGACATTAGAAGCTTCAAGTAAAGAGAGCTCTTTATTCATAGCTTCAACCTTTACTTTAAATGCAACCTCTTCTACTTCAAGCTGTACTTTAACCATTTTTTCTTTTTCAATTGCTTTATCGTATCTTTTAACAGCATCTCGTTTTTGCTTAGCAAGCTTTGTTTTATCTGTTTTTAATTTAGCAACCTCTTCCATATCCATATCAATAGCTTGCTTTAATTTAGATGAGCATTTAACTAATTTTTTAAATTCATCTTTATCTGCATTCATTTTAGATACTTCTTTAGATAATTTAGAATGCTCCTTTAAAATAGACTCTTTAGATCTATAAGCATCTGATTCAGAGCTAATAGCTTTAGATGTTGATTCAAGAGCAGTATTTAAATCCGCTTTTGCTATAGTAAGTTTAGACTCTAATTTCTCAATATCTTTTACAAGACGCTCGTTCTCATCATAGAACTTTCTATAATCATTATTGATATTATCAAGTTTAGATTGTGCATCTTTTATTTGCAACTTTTTATCCTTGATCCTTTGTTCAAGATTAGAATTAGAAGCCTTTAAAGATTCATTCTTTCTGAAAATAGCTTGATTTAAATCAGATTTTTTAACTACAACTTTTTTATTCTTATTACCTAATACTGCCATAATTCTCCTTAATGGAAAGAAAGAATGCCTATAACATCATCATTACCACTAGTAGTATCAATTTTTACTCTACCTACTAATAATCCCGATATAGTTAATGGTAAGTCATTAGCATCTAATTCTATTTTAGGTCCATATGCACCATCTACCTCTAAGTAGACATCCATATTATCATCAGTGCCTCCTGTAGTAGTGAATATAGTAAGATGTTTTGCAGGACCATAATCTTGCGCAGCCCAGTCTACATATTCTAAAGCACTACCATCCATAGTCTTTTTTTCAAATTTATATGTAGAATATGCTGAATGATTTTGTGCCTCTTGTACTGTGAATGTATGTAATGGATTTGCCATGTTTATTCTCCTTTCGAGTTATACTTTAAGGTCTTGACGAGACCGTGAATGTATTATTTATACTTCTGTCCATGTTATGACAAACCTGCCATTTTCATAGGATTTCATTTTATGAACTGACCATTTTTTAGTCGAAGAATCAAAATTATCCGATACAGAATCCCAATCGAAATCTGTGCCTAAAATAGTTTCATTATGTTTAAATTCTGTCATTGCCATAATTAATAGTCCATAGGTTTAATTTTAGGAGCTGCACCATCTCTACCAGTATTAGCATACTTCTTTGCTTCTCTAATGGCGAACTCAAATTTTTGTCCAAAATAATTAGCTAAAGGTAGTGTCTCACCATTTTGAGAATACAACCTTTCTAATACTTTATATGTAATAGCCTCATGAAATTCAGGTGGAATTGAAGGACTTTGTGCTGGACCTATTTTACCAGTACCCGTAGATGCATCAAAAGTATCATCTAATTTAACTGCAAATACAGTAACAGTCTTACCTGCATCAGGTCCTGTAAATTCATTAGCAATTGAAGTAGCTGTACGATCTAACTTAGCTATTGCTATAGAATCTCTCTCGATCCAATATACTTCATCTTTATAAGCCATATTAATTCATCCTTATTGCATCAGTAGGTATGCCGCCTAGCAACATATTTTTATCTTTACCTTTTATATTCGATTTAGCTACATCAACTATAGTCATCCATTCTTTAGATCTCCATAATGCATCGTCAGTATCATTAGCGTATTTTTGCAGTATAGCAACCTTATCTTCTAAATTACCCCTGATAAAATAATCAAATTGAGGAGAATCATATTCTAAGTCAGTAAACTTCCTCCATATAGATGCTAATTCTTTTTGTTCTTTTAAACCAGATAAATATTCATATGTACCAACTTGCTGAGTTTTATAAGCATTATCTCTAGCTTGAACTAATTCTTTAGTTCCATATCCGAATCTGTCTTTAACTTCTCCTCCGTGTTGATATCCGCTTGGATCTTGTGGTATAGGGTCTTGACGATCTTTATACCTACTATATCCCCAACCTAAACCACCTCCTATAGCAAGACCTGGATAACCACCTAGCAATAAACCTATTCCTGAACCAACAGCCCAGGGAACCCACCTATAAGGTCTTCTTGGGTCTAGTTTCATACGTTCCATAGCATCTTCTTTGACATGATCTAAGAGGGGATCCCACATATTTTCATTTGGATCATATCCAGGCATAGTATGTCTTCCATGGTGATCCATAACTGCATCTTTACTATCTCTAAATCCATACATTATGTTAAGTCCCTTTTCTCTGGCCTACCAGTTAATCGAGGAATATCATACCCATCAAAATCTACTGATGTTACTTCAGATATATTAGAATCTAAATCATAATACCTTTGATCTGCAACAGTAGTAAATTGATATGCAGACGTAAGTATCCGACTCCGTCTGCAGAACTCATCTAAAGCATCATTGAGGTGTAATCTTATTTCTGCATTTTGTACACTAGGTACTTGCTTTTTAATTAAATCAATCAGTTGCTTCTGAGTCATTTGACTTTTCTACCCCTTCTTCTATTTGTTCTAAGACCTCTATAGCTCCTTGAGCCTTTAAAAGTCTTGTATTATTTTCCTGTATAGTCTTAGTATATACTTCAATTTGTCTTTTAAGTTCTTCTATTGCATCTGCATTGCTAAGAACTTCTTTACTCTTCGTCATCTTTACTCCTTTATTTATTAATCAGTCCATGGAGTAAATTGTCTTACTCCATATTGCACTGCTACTAATTTAGTTTCACTACCACTAAATGTAACAGCCTCTTGTGCAATTCCAACTATCATACAAGTCTTGTCAGCTTTCATACCTACTCCTTCTGTAGATGAAGAGGTAATTCCATCTCCAATAGCTATATTTCCTTTTTCATTATTGCATAAAATATGTCCATCTCCTAAGACATTTACACCATGATCATTAAATGCAGCAGCACTTAATCTAACTCCATTTTCATCTACATCATCTTCATCAGGAGTAGCTTTAGAATTATAAGCTCCAAGTATTGATTTAGTGTATGCTGAAGAAGTTTTTTTCATATTATATCGAATACCTCTTTCCGAATCTCCGCCATTTTTTTGAACATAGAATAAAGATTCAAATTCTAACAATGTACCATATGGGTATCCATTTGCATTATCAGATTGAGGGATTTTACCTTTGTGATGAGCTGTAAAAGTTCCGTAAGCTACAGTAGCACCAGTAAAATTAATTTCTCCTACCTTAGTTCCATCTCCATCATCAAATCTTACAATACGATTTTCAGCAGAACCAGAATCTTCTCCAGTTCTCGTTCTAAAACCTTTACAAGTAGTAGCATCACCTTCGTGATTGAAATACGCTAAATATTCATTAGTTGCATCTGTTATAGTTATATGCAAAGGATAGGTAGCAACACTTTGACCAATACCTACATTTCCAGTAGATGTACATGTTAAAACAGAATTTCCTTGATAATGAGGTTGATAAGTGGAATTATTATGATATCCAATTTGGAAAAGATCTGTAGATCCAGTGCTATAAGGTACACCTGCAAACCACCATTGGTTATCATCTGTATTAGAAAGCATTATTCCCTTAGCTCTATCATTAGTATTAGACTCAAGGTGTATAGCGGTAGCTAAAGCTGGAGATCCTCCTCCTATATTACCTTTTATTATAAGTTGGAAATTTCCTGAATCAGCATGTCCTTGATCATTTATAAGTAAACTACAAAGACTTTGATCATAAAGCATATAACCGCTTGGAGTTTCAGAATGCCATAACATATCACAGCCTTCGCCATCAACTCCAATCTCTATAGTTCCATAACCACCAGCAGTATTATCTTGATCCCATAACATCATAGCTGTACTACCAACAACTAATTGCAAATGATCATCTGGGGTTTCCATAAAATGGGTATCAGAATTTCCAATTACTAATTCAACACCATGAGGAATCTGAACTCTATCTGGCTCTGTCCCAGATGCAACACCTTGAGTGAATTTTAATAAATTAGCTCCTCCAACATATATATCTACTATATCAGGAGCACTTTCATATATATATGTATCATTACCTCCATCTAAATATATTTTATCAGTAGCATCCACCGCCATTGCTACTGTAGAAAGATACAAGGCAGTATCAGTGCCATCACCATCTTCTACTTTAACTAAACTGCTAGTTATACCATCATTATCCGAAGCGCTACTTAAAGTTAATAAATCTTGATAAGTACTCGCTATTGTTTTCCCCGCTAATGTTCCACCCATGTTATTAAATTCTCCTTATTGTCCTGTGGCCATAAATGAGGCTACATATTTTTGTTGTAATAATTGTAATTGTTGCGACATAGAAGCCATCATTTCGACATCTTCATCGTCACTTAAAGTTGATATTTTATGTTCTAATAATTGTATAGCTGCATACATAATAACTTGATGATAATGATGAGAAGGCATATAGCTTATAGCAGAACCAGCGCTATCCCAATTAGTTATATCTCCATGTTCTAATATACTTACAGTCCTAGTACCACCTGCTGGCAGTATGTCTAATTTTTCATTTAGAAAAAAATATACTGGATCATCTTCTGTAGCATAGTGAATTGAACTGCTATCAGCTGCAGCATGTCTTCCAGTTGCCGCTATCTCTCTACAAGATGTAGAATTTCTTGTAACATCAAGTATATGAACATCATGTACAGTAGATCCACCGTTAGCTATAGATTCTTCTTTTGCAAATAATGGCATATGCTGAGGATGTGCAGCTACCACTCTATGCACTACATCAATTACACCATCTTTTAAAAACTGCTCTGCATCTGCAGTTGCAGGTATAGTACCTGCTAAATCTTCTAATCTTGTTTTAAATGTTGCCATTTAATCCCTTTATGATAAAGAGTGGGAGAGAAAACTCCCCCACCCTAATCGTTTTATGTTTATGCTTCGTGGCTAAACTCTCCAATACCGCCAACTACATACCAATCTGAACCATCACAAACGAGTTTAATATAATCTCCTTTGTGTCCAGTTGCTTTATCTAATTGAACGTATTTTCCGTCTCCACCATCTAAAACAGAAACCAACCCATCTGCTGTAGTAGCATCAGCATTTTCACCTTCTTGTTGAGTAACATATCCGATAATAGAACTACTAACGGGTGTTATTCTACAAGTTGAACCTGCAGTAGCTTTTGTTTGGACAAAAGTAAACTCAAGTCCTTGAGCTAAAGCTGGTAAAGTGATTACTATATTATCTGACCCAGCATTCATAAGAATAGTCTTCCCATGATCTGCACCAGTTAAAGTAGTTGCAGCTGTTACTTCTTTAATAGCAGCGTTTGAACCACCAATATAAGGTCTAGACATATCGCCCCCCTTATGCTGTGATTTTAAACAAGTTATGTGACTCGATAAGTGAGATACCAATACCTTCGTCTGAGAAGTATTGATCTTTCACTCCATCGTACGCATTATTTGTTTTGATGTTAGTTTGATACATTGGCGATCTATATTGAGCATGAAATAGATTATCTTCATCAATAACCAACATATACTTGTTATAAGGTCCTCTTAACGCAGGCGTTGGTATTAATTGTAAAATACCATGAGGAGTTTCAAGTATTTTGTAGTTGAAACCAAGAGTATCACGTTTCATATCACTCAAGTTAACAGTCCAACCTGAACCGCCAGCAAAACCAGAAGAACCAGCCATTTTTGACCAGTATCCTAGAGCACCAGCACCACAGAATGCACGTTTAACACCACTTGTAGGAACATATTGGAATACTTTCTCCATATCATCTACAAAATCACCGTATTTGTATGAATCTCCAATAGTATACACAGATTGATCATCACCACTTGCAGCACCATAGGCATTTAAAGCAGAAACAATACCATAAGTAGTTCTTACTTTACCACCTTGAGCACCTGTAAAACCAAAGTCGTTGAAGGTTTCTCCATCGCCTAAGTTAGTTCCACCAGCTGCAGCAGTATTACCACGAACACCATACAAGAAAGCTTTTTCTTTTTGCATTTTATGTTCTTGGTTTTTTTGCATTCTCAATCTAGCAAGTTCAGATGATTCACCTCTTAAAGAAGCTTGTAATAAAGTACCAGTAATTTCAAGTGGAGTCTTAAATATTTGACAAGAGTTCCACACTACTTGTAATTCATCGCTCCAAGCTTCTGGAGCTTCTTCACCTTCACCTTGTGCATTACCTATTACGTGACATATATCACCATCAACAGTTGTGTATGCACCATCATTAGATGTCCATAAAGCTTTTACTTGTACATCATCACCACTATCAGCATCAGTAATAAGTAAAACAGCTTTACGTGTTGTTTCTGTTGAATCCCAAGCTTCAACAATAAGTCCTTCCCATGATACAGCGGCATTGGCTTCTAGACCTACGATACCATCTACAGCTATAACAGCTGATTTTGCTGAACCATCAGCAGTATCAGGATCTGGAATTGCAACTCCAGCATTGAATGCGAACTTTTGTTTTACCCATGGGTTTCTGTGTTCAAACATTTTAAACACAGGATCATTAGTTTGTCGTGTCTCATTATTAGAAATTACCGTTGTAAACGGTGATACATCTGTCCAAAGTTCTTTAACAACTTGAGGATCGATGTAAAAATCTCTTCTATCCGTATAGAGAACACCACTGCCTGTTAAATCTTTAGCAGCCATTTTCTATCTCCTTTTTCCATTATTCAACAAAGCGTTGTTAAATGAGTCTTCAGCAGAAAGCGTAGGAGCTGATTGTCCAGTTTGAACAGTTGTAGGTCTAGGGACTTTCAATCGTTCTTGCTGAGTTTTCATCTGCGCAGCTTTCGTCTGAGCTTGGCTTTGTTGTTGTGTCGGAGCGTCTTTTACAGCATAAAGCTTAACTAAATTATCAATAGTAACACTGTTAGGATTCTGCGTCCATCGAACAAAATCAGTTGCAGTTCTTGCATCCATGCCATAATTACTCATAGCTTGATTATAAGCACTTTCCATCATTTGATTTCTTTGTTGATGTTGCATTTGTACTTGAGCTTGTTGCTGTCTATAACTATCAACATTCTCATAGTACTGAATCATATCGTCTCGCCATTGATCATTAGAAGCTCTAAATTTAAAAGATTCGCTCTCTGGATCATTGTAAGCATCGACCTCGTTATATGTTAATGGCCTATTTGGTCGGACAGGTTTTTCTAATGAATTCCTTTGATTTCCTGCCTGTACAGGGTTACCAGAGGGGTTTCCATTGACTTGTTTTTCAAGCCTATCTAATACTTGTGGATTCTGTTGTATCATTTGAGCAACAGGTGCCAGAGAATTTTTATAATACTCATTCTCTTGCTGTAATCGATAAGCTTCATTCTTTGCCTTGTCTGCCTGAGATTGCCAATATTCCATACGACCAGGGTCTTCTTTGACTGGTGATTCAGTTTGTACAGGCTCTTGAGTCTGCACAGGCGCTTCTGTTTGCACTGGAGCTGTTTGTCCAGTAGGCATGCCTTCTATATTAGTGATTGTTTCACCTCCACCTAATGGAAACAGGTTTCCATCAGTACCAGTCGAACTCTCTATATCAGCATTTTGTGCTGGTATCTCTGGAGTTTCAAGTGGAGCTTGCGCAGCATCACTAGTTTGGATCATTTCATCCATTGTTTCTCCTTTGTTGTTTGTACGTTAGTCAGCAACAACTATAAAGTGATAGGCACCACTTTTTTTGGCACCTTATCTTTATTTTCTTTTTCGACTTCAGAAACAGCATCTTTGAGCTTGTCTAGCTCATCTTGACTTCTCTTACTATGAAGAGTAGTAGCCATCTCTATTTTAGCCTCGGCTTTCGCCAATTTTTTCTCAAATTCTTTAACTTCAACACGTTTACGATCTTGGACAGATTCTCTTTGTGCAGTTTGTAAGTCCCCAGATAATTGTTTAACTTGCGCTTGTAGCTGTTGTATTTGACCAGCCATTTGTTTTCTTTGGTCATTACGTTCTAATACACCTTCCATATCTGCAACATCTGTTTGTTTTAATACTTCTACCTGATCTATAAGGCCTGTTTGATATAATTGCATGTAATATTCGAATCTAGCCCATTTATTAGATGGTAATGTAGATCCAGAAACAACAATCATATCATATTTGCCAATAGTAACATCATTTAATCTTTCAATAAACATACCTGTTACTGGATTGTATATTTCTTGATTAATAGTTACTTCAGTCGGTAATGCATTAGGATTCATTAATCGTATAGTTTTTTCAGCGGTATAATAAGATTGGATAAATTGAATGATTATTTTACCCATCTGATTTAATCCAGCCTCTATATCATCTTTTTTAGATTTAATCCTTCTTTGACCAAACTCATCTAAAGCAATAGTGCCTTTATAAGTTTGAGGAGCAGCACCTTGATCACCTTGCATTAAAGCATAAATACCTAATATTCTCTCAATATCAGCTTTTGCATCGGCTTCATTCTTATATAGTTCATTAGGAAGCGGAACAGGCCCTGCAACAATAGGTTGTCCTAGTTCGGGATCGAATTCTATAACAGCAGTACCAGCTCTAGCCCATTCTGCTTCCAATTGCTGTTTATTCATAGATCCTCTAGGTATTAATAATTTAACATTTGTAGAGGATGATGCATGTGCAACAATTAAACTTCTAATTTTATTTATATATTCCTGCAATCCTTTAACTAATCTAACATCAGATATAGGATAAGGATTCCTATTATGTCTATTCATGAATGTTACTATAGGATAGTGCTCTATAGGGATAGTAGTCATGAATAATTGAACATCTCCTATGCTACAACACATTTCAATATGATCAATTATTATCTCATTAACGGTAATAGTTCCACCATCAACTAATGTTTTATAAGGTATTAACTCAATAACAGTTGTTGAATTAGGTATCATATTAGGAGATTCTTTACCAGGCTGCATCATAGGCTGTCCAGTCACTGGATTTGGCACCATATGATACATTCCATCAGTATTTTCATATAATTCTGTATATTGCTCAACTGCCCTATCTTCAGTATGTATCTGCTCTCCGTCTGCATTTGTTACAATAACAGCTGGTCTTTTTATATATTCTTCAAAATCTTCTGCAGTTAATATATCTTCTTCATTTTCAAGAGGATTATAAGCCCTTATATAAGGTTGCTTAATCTTAGTATATCTCTCCATTACTTCTAATTCAATATCATCGTCGCCTAATCGTCTATCATTTCCAACATTTGAAGTTACCTGCTCATCGTGCAGCCCAAATCGTGTAGTAGTTTCAGGAGAGATGTAGTTAGTTTGAACTGCACTTTGTATTAAATCTGCATAATCGGGGTATTCCAGGAGGAGTTGTGATTTCATATGCTTCTTGGCAACTATTATATGAGCAGAATCTTGACAGAAAGGATCCTTAGATGCAGGATCGATGTATAAATCATGAGGATTAACTGACTTAAGCATAATCTCACCCTTGCCATAATCAGCATTTGGATCATAATATGCATATAATGCGCCCATACCTTTAACATAATAATCATCTACAACTTGCTTTAATTGAACATTACCATTAGAATTATCCCATATCCATGTCATTAGTTCTGAAAATATCCTACCTGTTTTAGTATCACTATTTTCACGACCAGTTGATTGGAATCTAGGTTTATTTGTAGTTAATAAAGCTTTTGCCTGCTCAACAGCAGAATGGACTACATTAACGACAACAGGTTCTTGTGCTCTTTCTCTAAGAGTTTTAACATGTTCGTCCTTCCATTGGACCCCACTTCTGAACTCATTATCTTCTGTAGCTTGTTTTGCCCACTTTGAGCGAGCGGATGCGTATTCTTTAAGTAAATCATGTGTAAGTTGGACTTGCGGATCAGTTTCTCTAGACATATACCTGGCTTTATATTGTTAGATAGTTAATGTATTACTTTAAGTAAATCACTTAAGTTACAATAAATTAGGCTAAAAACCAAGAGGTTTTTTTCTTAGTTGGGTTTAATTCCTTATTTACTTCACATTTATCTTCTTTTTTGTGGAAAGGTTGATATATTTTCTTAGTAGCATAATATAACCCATCTAATAGATCATCATGCTTTCCTCTAGGATATAATAATAACTCATCTTTAAGTTCCATCATATTTTTTTGCATGTGGAATTTACCTTGTGCAAAGTAAGGTTCCATAGTTTCTAATCGCATAGATTTAGAATTTCTGGGGTTTTCTTTTATCTCAAGCCCTGGAATGAACATATTAGATTCTTCACAACGTATTTTAACATATTCTCGAAGCATTTCCTGATATCCCACTGATTCTATCCTAACTTTTTCAGGTTTATATATTTTAAAATACTCTAATATAGCTTCAGCTAGTGACATGGGAGTTGCTCGTTTGCGATAGTAAGGCAATACGAATCGATTACCTTGTGCATCAATAGCAACGGGAACAATCGTTGAGAAATCTGCAGTTTGTCGTGTGGATGACGCTGGATCAACCCCCATAAACACATTGACAGGACGTTCTTCTGTTGTATCAGAATGATTTAAATATGTTATTTTTAAAAAAGCATTACCACTGCTATCGTGAAATAAGCTACCATCATAGTAATTTATGTAGCTTTCTTTAAATAATTGATCTTCATCACCTACTACTTCGCACATATATTCACGATAAAATACAGAAACACGGTTAATTGACTCTAATTCAGTTTTCTTTTGTCTTAATTTCTCGATCGGCTGCCATGTTTCCCATAAAGCCTTGTTATTGTCTAGGTCTGGTTTGTATAGCAAGTTCTTCCAACCTGACATCTCTTTTAATGTTTCAACTATACATCTTTGGTGTATAGGAGTACCAATAATAGCGATACGACCTCTTTCTGGATCTAATGATGGTATAGCTGATTGCAATAACCATCTTAAGTTAGATTCCATGGCTTCAGCAGTCTTAGTATTGTTTTCATCCTCTGGATCATCTAGTATTATTAGAGTTGGACGCTGATTTCCGTGTTTTATACCACGTAATTGCTGACCAGTACCTTTACATATAATCATTGTACCGTCTTTTAGCTCTATTTCAGCTTTTGACCATACTCTAGCAGAGTTCATACCCCAATATCCGAATAATTGTCTAAATTGACTAGAATAATCTAGTACATCTTTGATAGTTCCTAGCAATTTTACTGCATGATCTTGAGTTCTAGATATTAACACTATCAATTTCGGACCTTTTTCAAACATTATATGCCATAATGGGAACACACCACCAACAATTGAGGACTTTGCATGACCCCTAGGGGCTATAATATTCACTTGTTTATGGTTTTTATCCATTAGATTCCTAGCAATATCATAATGGAACTCTGGAGATTCTGAGGAAAACATGTTGGGGATAGTTACTTTCCCGAATAATATCATATTATCTTTAAGTTTAGATAATATTTTAGTCTTCTCGGACAATAGGTTCCTCAGTTTTTTGTTCTAATTTTAATTTTTTTTCTTCAGATGCTATCTGATCTGCTATACTAGAGCTTATTCCAAATTCTACAGATTCAGTAGTAATCTTCTTACCAGGCTTCATTTCTAGTAAATCAGCATATGTATCAGCTATTTTAATAAAGTTACCTACATCTATCTTAGTTTCAGCCATTAATAGACCTTTTTCATATAACTCCAGTACTCTTTCTTGAGTTATACCCTTCTCAGATAAAATTTCTTTTAATTTTTCTTCCACTACGTCCCTTACCTCCTGTTGTTTAAACAATCTTCTGACAGTTGCTGCTGGTATCTTTTGTTCTGGGCGATATATATTACCTATAATATCCCAGTTTACACCAGTATCACTTAGTAATTGCTCCACATAAGCAACAACTGCATTCTTAAACCTAGTACTTCTAATCTCTTTTTTAACCCAGTAATCAGGTTTGACTTGGCTATATAGTCCAAAATCCCTATTTGGCTCATATAACAACTGGGTATTCTTACTTACCCACCCCACACCACAGCTAAGCTTAACAAAGTCCCTTTGTCGCTTCTGTTTATCAGTGTAAGTCTTCTTACCTATACAAACAGCAACATAATTATCATCGGTTAAGCCATAACCACCTGGATCCACCTCTTTCCAGTGTTTATAGTTGATATTATCTGCATCTGCCTCATCTTTTGTATATACTAGGTATGTTTTCTTCATACCACTGATTTTTCTAATTATCTTATCCACCGTACTCTACACTCCTACTCTACGTTATCTACTAATATATACACTCTACTACTATATAGTACTAGTACTAATCCGTACTCTCATTATTTGTAGTAGCTTTTTTAAGTATAGATCTAACTATATCTCTTTCAGCTTTATATATCTGGTACAATTCATAGGATTGTTTAGCTACAGTCTTAGCTATATCGTCCATATACTTCTTAGCACTAACATCGAAATCTTCATATTTACCAGTAGTTAAGTTAAATAGATCATATTTGTCTTTTTCCATACTTAAAGTATAACATTAAGTGTTGGACTTTCCAAAACATTTCTAAAAAATATTTGTAGAATGTATGTGGGAGTTTAAGGTAGAACCCACCCCCCCGTTGAAACGGGTTGTATGGGTTCTATTAGGTTGAGTTGAAACGTTTAGTTCTTATCCTCCCGCAGAGCACGTTTCAACCCAACCTATTTGTCTGTGCTTTCGGCACAGAGGACACGTTCCGTGTCCCGTCCTAATGGACCGCCCGCCCACCCCGCTCGCCGTGCCCAATCAGACGTCCCGTCTGATCCCCCACGTGCAGAGGGGGTGAAGAGACACAGTCTCCTCTACACTATCTATACACACACACCACACACTATCATTACAAATCCAAACTACTATGTAGTAGTATGTTATCTCCCTTGTGTATGATAACACATAACATTAGGAGATTAACATGGTACAATGTACAGGTCGTAAAGATATATTAGGAGACACTATAGAATGCAATGAAATATTAGATAGTGAATATGTAGAAGTCAATGGTAATCAATGTATTGATTGCATGCATAGTGATTACATGGATGAACTAATAGGTTAAGAATTAGGGAGAGTAACAATCAGCTCTCCCTTTTTTATGAACTATTAATAGGAGTAAGAAATGAATGAATTATTCGAACACTTAGAGAAATACTACTCTAAGGGCGAAGGGCTAGAAGATTTAGAGAAGAACTTAGATAGACTAGCTCAGGAATGGGACGATAGAAAACTCGCCACCATTCTACATAAGCTATGGACAGATAACAAGATAGAAGAAACCATTAGCTAATAATAGAGGGGGAGCAACAATCAGCTCTCCCTTTTTTATGATACTTATAATTAACTAGGAGATTAACATGATAATCAGTCAAAGTAGAGTTCTTAAAAGTTCAGCAGGATATTATATTGGTAAAACATATCTAGATGAAGATATGAATACAGAGCTACCTTATAGTAGAGATAGCCAAGAATATTATGCTACCAAAGAACTAGCAGAAGACGCTTTAATCAATGATACATATACTACAAGATTACATCCATAGTATATTAGAGAGAGAGAGCATCCAAGTAGGGTGCTTTCTCTCCCTTTTTTGTAGATAACTAAGGAGATTACAATGGATAATCCATTAGAAGAGTTCTTTGTGCATCTTGCAAAGCATTATTGCACAGAGCAACAAGAGTTCGCCGATTTATACAAACACCTTGATGCACTAGCACAAGAATATGATGATAGAGAATTATCATGCCTTCTTAGTGCAGTTCAAGTAGATATCGGCTAATTAAGGAATGAGAGCAGAGGTACTATCCTTTGCTCTCTACTCCCTTTTATATGAAATAAAAGGAGTATAATTATGAAACATATTAGTAGTGTAATTAATAAGTATATTAGTAAATGGAAAGAATGTTATTATTGTAGTAATATGTATAATATTGACATACATACAATGAATAAATGTAATAAAGGTAAGACTATTTGTAAGTATTGTACAGGAGAAATACCAGTATAATATGTTAAGAGAGCAAGGGTATAAAAGCCTTTGCTTTCTCTCCCTTTTGTATAATATATAAAAAGGAGTATTAAACATGCATGTAATTACTGATAAAATGGTAAATTCACAATCTACATTCCCTGAGTTTATAGAGATATTTACACTAATAAATGATAGTGGAATAGTAGTGTTTAGAACTACTGATAGCGATGAACTTGCTAAGCATCTGTCTATACAGAGCAGAGCAGAGCTTCGTAGTAAGTAGTTATATAGGGTAGAGAGCCTAGTGTTCTCTCCCTTTTTTATGAGATTAAATAGTGTTTCCCGAAAGGGTCTGATAGGAGAGCAGAGGGTCCACAATGCTTGGGTTGATGAACCCGTATAGACATATACAGAGTAATCGGTATAAAATTGCCTCGTGGTAAATGAAAAAAAGCCTGATACCTAGACACTATTTAGTCTCCCTTATTAATGAATATAAATAAAGGGAAATATTATGATTAAATTGAAAGACGCAGTAAATGAATGGATGAAACAATGGGTAGAATGTGATTATTGTCACGATATGTGTAGATTAGATATAATCACATCAGATAATGAAGATAAGCCCATATGTAATGATTGTAACGAGCAAGAATACTATGGAATGATATAAAATAAAGGGGGAGTTTTCTCCCTTTTTTATGAACTAAATGGAGTAAATAATGTCATTAATTGATGAAATAATAAAAGATGAAAACACTAATGTTGATATCTATCAAAATGCACCTTTATCTACATTAAGTGATGAGCAAAATGAAGAAATGCTTCAAGAACGTTTAAATAAATGCAATGCTAAAAGACTTGAGTTAGAAAAACTCCTTAATATGGCGAATGCAGATATTGAGCGTTTAGAGAAAGAAAATACTTCTTTGGCAGAAACTATCAAGCAAATAAAGTTAGAGCCTTGTGATACTAAATTGCGAGCTCTAATAAGCAAGTTAATTGATAAAGCCAAGGAGTTTAAAGTGCAATCTCCGATAGTTAGGAAATAGGGCTATTTAGTCCTTTTCCTTTCTCTCCCTTATGTATGATAGTTACTTAAAAACAATAAACATGGAGGTTCATATGAACATACCTATTAAATATTGGCAAGCAACAGAGGGACAGTATTCTGAAAACTCTTTTGATAAGCCACTTTACACTAATGAAACTAACTCAGCTCCTGATAATTGTGATTATTTTACAATTGCAAAGGAATTTGAGGTAGATGATAAATCTCATACAGTTGATGAGAAAACAGCTACAGCGATAGCAAATCATCTACAGTTTAAAGGAGATGTTAGGGAAAGTAAGAGTGGTAAGTCTTGGAGAGTTTATAAGAATAGAATAAGTAATAGTTTTGACTTATCAGCGATTACCTCATAGCATAATCGGGAGAGCTTCGGCTCTCCCTTTTTTATAGCTCTTAATGGTGAAATGCATGCTAGAAACAGAGGTAAACTGATTAATCTATAAAAAGTAAAGTGGTTATACCACAATATAATCATTATACAATATGTTTTGTGGGACAGTAGGCTAAAGGGTGACTTGGGTGCAGTAAGGTTCAATTCCTTACGGGAGCTATAATTCAGGGAGAACTCAGGTTCTCCCTTTTTTACGAACATTAAAGGAATAAAGTATGAAATGTCCTAAATGCAACAGCAAAATGGAGGAAACTGAGTTTTCAGACGGTACAGTAAAGCCATATGGAATACCAGGAGCAATCTGTTTTGAGTGTGGCACTAAATTGACAATTGATGATATAGAAAAGGAGTATTATGATCCAAGAGATTGAAGAAACCAAAGGTAAAGGTCTAATATGTGGATATAGACCTAATAGAATATCTTTCTATATAACACTTTTATCAGTAGGTAGATTAAAAATGTTAGAAGATGTTTTGTGGAAAGATATGGAAAAATATAAAGAAGGAGCATCAGATGAATGATGTAAAAATAGAGTTAATACTTCCAAATAGAGATGAAGATAAAGATGATATAGCATATATTATTAGTAGGATAATCGAAAAGTCTGGTATAGACAACTTTATAGGAGAAACAAGTTATGATGATTGATGATTATTTAAGTGTATGTTGTTCAGCTCCACCTAATTACATGTTTTCAATAAGTGGAGATGAGAGTATAGGAATAACAGGTATATGTTCTGGATGTGGAGAACATATTGAGTTTATAGACAATGATAATAACGAGGAGTAATAATGACTGAAAAAGAGCTAAATGAACGGTGGGAAGCCACAGCTAATAAAATACTATTAGGTAGAAAAATAGTAAAGATAAAATGGTTAACCGAAGATCAGGCTGAGCAAGAGTTTGGTTGGAGAAAAAGACCAGTAATGCTTGTATTGGATGATGGAACAGAAATAGTACCACAAATGGACGATGAAGGTAATGATGGTGGTGCATTATTGTGGATTAATCCTAAAGAGACAGTTGAAAGTAAATCTTTTCCAGGTGAAAAGTTTACTAAGACTGAAGTATTACCAGTGTTTTAGATTTAAAGGGAGATTAGGTTCTCCCTTTTTTATGTTATTAAATATAAGTAGCTAACTATAGCTATGGCAGTCCTGAGAAGTTAGCCTAAGTTTATTCCAGGAACTTATTATTGGTAAAGATGACACATTTCCAAGTTGGCCAGTCATCATAATAAGCACTACCATAGAATGAGAAAAAAGCTTATTAAATTAGCCCAACAGAGAGCAACGGATGCCTTCCAAGGTAGTCTAGCCTACTGGTACGGGTAATGTGCACGGGGGGACTTTAGATGTGAGATTAGCTATCAAATACCATTTAATTATCGTCCCCCAAAGAATTGAGAGAGCCAATAACTTGGGCCAGCATGAGTCCTCGTAAAGACTCCAAGTTAAGACTCGGTTGAGGCATTTGGGAAATGGTGAGGCTCTCCCTTTTTTATGAACTAAATAGGAGTAAGCATGAGCTTATATAGAGCAGGTTTAGCAGCTAAAAGTATAGGTTATATAACTTTTGCTTTTGATAAGACAGCTTCCTTATTAGGTAAGATAGGAAGAAGAGGTTATCAAGCAGTAGCTAATAAACCTAAATACTCAGTAGAACTAATGATTGGCGAAAGACATATTGAAGTAAGAGACAATGTTACCGCCAAACAAGTAAATGATGTAATGAAAGCTATGGATACCATAGATTCAGTATCAATCATAGTTAGGAAGTTTAGAATATGAGACCAGAGATGCATAGAATTAAGCTAATGAGCAAATACCAGTTACAGTTATATGTTTTAAAGCATAGACAAAGAGTATTTAGTCATTTAAAAAGAAATAAATTTAACGATGAAATTAGACAATTAGCATCGCAGGTCACATATGCTCAGAATCTACTGAGATTAATGTGAATAAAGGGGAGGGCAAGGCTCTCCCTTTTTTATGAACTAATTAGGAGTGATATGAAAAAAGATAAATATCTGATATTCAAATCAGATGACTGGGAAGAAGTCCCACATGAAGATTTGTGGGAAGATGGAGAGTTGAACTTTAAACAAGTAGATCAAAAAATACTTGAAGGAATACACATAACAGGAGAATACTTATTAATCAGGAGGAAGGAAAATGAGTAAAAAGATAAATGTACAAGTAACAGATGAACATATCATAGAAGGAGAGCCAGAAAATATGCATTGTTGTGCAGTAGCATTAGCTACAGTAGATGCATTAAGAGATAATAAATTATGGAGCGAAGACTATGTTATATGTGTTGAAAATGATGCTACTATACATGTTAGATATGGCGAGAAAGGTGATTATGAATCAGTTTTCTATTTTGAATTAAATGACGATGATGCAATTACATGTGAAAGATTCATAGAAAGATTTGACAATTTCGAAGGTAGCTATGATGACCTTAATTCATTTGAATTTGATGCAAAGATTAGGACTGTAAAATATGGCGACTAGTGAAAAGAAAACATTTCTAGGACTGAAAATACCTGGAGATATATCTGAAGATTTAGGAATAGATGCCAAAAAGCATTTTAGAAGTAAATCACAGCATATATTATGGATTGTTAATGAATATTTACTTGAAATTAAAAGTAAAACCTTGTCTAAAGAAACAAACAAATCTTACACTAAAGAAGATATTCAAACAATGAAGGATAAGTATAATAGAAATAAGAAATCTAACAAGGAGGTAAAATAGTGAGTCTATTAGACGATAAACTACAAGAGAAAGCTGAGAATCAATATTCTCAAGGATCCGATATGGATCAAATGATAGTAGCAAAGTTCTTTACACCATGGGCTCCATGGACTTGGTACTTAATGAATAAATCACCAGATTCAGATTATTGCTGGGGTATAGTAGATGGGCATGCTGTTGAAATGGGTTCATTTAGTTTAAATGAATTAGAAGAAATAGCAGGTCCATATGAAATGGAAGTAGAAAGAGATTTATACTTCAAACCTGTTCAGGCAAAAGACTTATGGAAGGAGTTGCGTGAAAAATAGAGCTACAGTTAAACATGTATTAAAAGAATGTAGATTAAATGAAGACCATCTAACAGATGCAGATGCACCAACAAAGCATCATTATATAAATCAAGGATGGGTTGAAGCTTTAGAATGGGTATTAAGAGATAAACCTAGTCTAGAAGTTACACCAGATCTACAAGTTAGGATAAAGTAATGATAGATAAAATAACGTGGGGACATCGTGGTCCTGGTACAATGTTAGTTAAGCATAAGCAGATTCAAGAAATAGATCTAGAAGTAGATTATTTCGATGACTATTTAGTGATACCAGAAAACAGTCTTCCTACCAAACTAAGTCTAAGCTTCTTAAGACAATTTGTTGATAGTTATAACAAAGCTAAAGAAGATGCTTTAAAAATGGACGAGCCTCCTTTCTAGGAGGTTCTCCCTTTTTCATGAATTAATTGGGAGTATTATGCAGAAAGTAAAATGCCCTCTATGTAAGCTTAAATACAATACTAAGAAAACAATAACAGATGATTGGGATAGAATATGTGTTAATTGTTTAGCAGATATAGAGAGAACAGAAAATAAAATAAAGGGGTATAATTATGACTGAAGCGATGTATGACTTATTACATATAATATGTGTAGTATCAGAAGTAATATTCAAAGCAGTATTATTATACTTGATACATAAATACATACAAATAAGGAGCATGAAAGCATGACATGGAACTATGAAGAATATAGAGCAAAAGAAGAAGCAAAGCGAATTAGCCTTGCTGAAAATGTAATTGGAATAGCTAAGTATCTTAATAAATGTGGCTACAAATATATAGTAGTCCAATATCAAGGAGCTGGAGATTCTGGAGATTGTTATGAATGTGAAGGATATAAAACTCAAAAAGAGTTTAATCAATCAAGTTATGATGGCGGTGAATATATAAAGAAGTCTGAATGGGTTCATGGAGAATCAGTTCCTTTACCAGAAAAAGAATGGAGATGGAGCAGACAGCAAATAGAAGTAGAAAATTGTATAGAGAAATATAATGCAATGAATGATACTAAACATGACTTGCCATGGATGCTTACAGATCTAATACAATATGACTGGTATAACAATGATGGAGGTCAAGGTAGAGTTATCTTAGATACTGAAAAATGTATAGTAGAAGTTGAAGGACAACAGAATACTACTGCGTATTTCAATGCATCAGAGACGATATATCTTGACGGATCTCAGCCAAATACATCTGATCATGATACTGAATTACAATGGGACGGATATTAGTGAAAGCATTTAATCACTCCCTATCAAGTATGAAGCGATTTGGTGGTTCTGAAGAGGACTACCATCGCATTCATGCTTGGTTTGATGAATCCAAAGTCCACTATGGGGATATAAGACATAGAGCACTCAGACATCATACACTAGGTGTAGAAATGTGTGAAGAAGAGTTTGGTATATATATAACCAATTCTAATGGAAGAAAAGTTCCTGTAAAGTCTATAGCTGAGCAGCATATCAGAGAAGACCTAGGATTTATTCCTACTCTTCAGGATTGGTATAAACATATCAGGCCACAAGCTTGGATGGCAAGTACCAAAAAGAATACCTTAACAAAGATGAACTTAATGTAGTCTGGGGAGCCCCTGGTATACCGTATGTCCGTTTAACTAGCGGGGCACGGACACCAGACTACAAAATATGATGCAATCATGTCAGTCACGGAGTCACTAGAT